GCGTGATGGTTCCGCCGATCTCATTTACTGCATCGACTCTACACAACTCCATGTTGGAGTCGCCCGACCCGATCTGACAAAAGCTTCCTACGGTAATTAGATCAAAATTGGAAATGTTTCCAACGCTAAGCACTGTATCCATCTGAACAATATCGCTAACAAGGGTACAGCTCGGAGCAAAGTCGAGAGCCCCCACCTCTTCATACCCTGCGCCGGAGTTGGTCCAGAGTCGGGCATTGTACCCCGAGCTCGGAGCTGCGGCCGCCGCCATCACATAGCCGAGGTCAGCGTTGGCGCCGAGCGCAGAGTCAATGTCAGACTGACCGAGGATTTGCGTCAGTTCGTAGTACGGGGCCTCGAAGGCGATGTGGTTAGTGGCCGGAGTCGGTTCTTGATCCGGATCTACCCATTCCCCTCCATCAGAGCTTTGAATGATTACAGTAGGCGTCGTGAAGATGTCCTGCACGCAAGTTATTCGGACCTGATTGCTCTTCCCGTCTCCGAAGGCGAGCCCAGTGACGCGCATCACCATCCCGCTGATCTGCCACTTGTTCCACGAGAGCTTGAACACGTCTCCCACGTTGAGGTCCTTCGCATCCCGGTTAGCGTACAGCGTACAGCTGAACAGAGGGAAGGAGAGGGAGCGGAGGTCCCGCTGGGCTATGATGCCTGCGTTGCGGATATTGGTGAAGCCCGGGTACTGGAGAGTGGTCCCGATGACCGCCCCCTGCATTTGGACCAGAGCCGGATCCTGAAGCGAGAGCGAAGCGTCCTTGCCTGTTAATGCATCCCAATAATTGACCGTAACCGAATTAATCAGTTCCCCGAAGGTGGGTGTGTTCGGGTTAGTGATTTTGACGATATTGCTCTCATCTAGTTCGAGGAGTGCGTCAACGCTATAATCGCCCCGGACAAGCTTGAGGACGAATTTGCCCGTGGTTCGGGAGACGTACAGGGAGGCGTCAATATGCTTGACGATCTCGCCAACGAAAGCTTCAAGGGCAATCTGGCGGTCCCAGAGTAGCGAGACGCCGAGCCGTTCTGCGAAGAGTTGATCGGCGGTGGTGCGGAAGCTATCTTCATCAACGTCCGCATCCTGATAGCCCATTCCCCAATCCTGATTAGTGAGACATTCCCGGATAATGTGCGCGGGATTCATATCGGCGTGAGCTTCAGCTACAGAAGCCTCGACGTAAATGTACGTATTATCATTAACGTAGTTGGTGAAATCATCCATACACCAGAGGGCGAGCTCGTGGTCACCGGACGCGGCGCTCCCGGCCGGGATAGTGAAGTCAATAGTGAGGACCACCGAAGTGTCTATGTTAGTGGGGTTGACGGTGCCAATCAACACCCCATCCCAGAACACCCACGCCGCATTCTCGACCTGTCCCGTAATGTGGATATCGACTCCTCCGGGACAAGAGACCGTGTTGCGTATCCAGATAGCCGTGTCATCGGGCCAAGCGGTCTGAATGGGGAAGGGGGGCGTGAAACTCGGAGCTTGGCCGAAGGGAGCCACCCCTCCGCTTGTCCACCCCGAACTGGGCACAGAGCTCGGAGCCGGAAGCGTATTGGCGGTGAATTGATAGTCCCAATTCTCGCTCGTGGAGGCAAGGAGGATTGAGCCGATCTCGGCCTTGGCGTCATACCACTGCTCGTTCCCGTCCTGAGCGAGGTGGATGCGCTGGCCCCAGAAGGCCCACGGCTTGAGGTACGGGTTGTTGCCGAGATAGCACTGGCGGAGGATGGCCGAGACCACCCCGCGATAGCCGGGGACCTCAGAGCCGAGCTTCGAGACCAGATAGCTGTTCTGCCCCTGCGTGGGCTCGCCCATCTCGATGTCCACGGTGCCCGAGACCCCGCCCTCCCGGCTCTCTCCGCCAAAGAGGTTCTCAGCGCTAACGGTGATGGCTCCGCCGGTAGCGGCGCCGGTCCAAGCCACTCGCTCGTCCACCTCAATCTTGGTGATCTTGTCAATCGGTCCATGGCAGAGGACGAGATGCTCCCCCGCATAATACTTGTAGCCAACGGTGACAGCCTTACTCTTCCCCACGTGCGAACTCCGTCACTTGGAAGGCGAGCGCATCTCCCGTGGCCTCGAGGTCCTTGCTCGAGATACCCTCCTCAAGAAACTTGGACCAATCGAGCCCGTGGCGCTGAAAGAAGCCTCGAGCGCCACTAGAGCACATCTTCGCGCCCCGGATGTGACGCATGCGGACGATCACCTCCCGGCTCATTTCTTTCCGCCCTTCTTCTTGATGGGGACAAGCCTGATGTCCCCGTACCATACGCAGTTAGGAGCCTTCATCAGCCGGGTCCCGAACAGCACAGGGATTTCACGCCCCTCTTCGGCCGTGGGCGCCTTGATCTCGTCCAGCCCCGGAGGCTTCTGGCTCTGGGGCTTGGGCTGGAAGGCAAAGGCCACCACCAGCGAAACAACGAAGATGGCGACAAACCACCACATTACACAATCGAGCTCCCCCCCATTGGGTTCTTCCGAGGTATCCAGTCGAAGCCGCCATAATTGAGCAAATTATTAAACTTGGCAATACAGGTCGAGCGTCGGTGATCACACCCCGGATACAGACTAATGGCGGTTCCTGCTCCTTCCAAGTCCAATTGAGTGATGAACGAATAAGGGACCCGCTGGAGAGTGATCTGGTCCCCCACGTGATTGGTGATGAAGCCGAGGACCCCATCCCCGGCCTGAGCCATCCCTCCGATGTAGTACCCGTCAGCCTGAGAGGCCGCCTCGGGGACCTTGAGCGTGGAGCCGGTGATGAGGTCGAGCGTGGCCGCCTCCTCGAAGTCCACCATGTTGAGGCGACATCCCCGGAAATACAGGGCATGGCGGCAGCTCTTCTGATAGCGAGCCCGAAGGCCCGGTCGCCGGAGGCTCGTGAAGATGCTCTCGAACACGAGGGTTAGGTGCGTGTTCTCGGGCTTGAGCCCGGAGAGGCGTCCCTTCCACGAGACTGAAACATCGGTTCCGTCATCGGTGAAAAGCGTCAGCGAGACTACCTCATCATAGAGTGAGGTGAGCATGCGGACCGATAGCTCATGGTCCAGTGGGAGCCGGACATCGAGATTTGACTTGGCGAGGCTGTTCTTGTGCTCGGTTCCACTCCGGCCCATCGGCACCGGCCGATAGCTCTCAACACCGTCTCCGGCGTCATAGGTCTGAGGCTCGTCCGCACTTGTGAGGGTCCATACGTCAGATCCGATGACGATGCGATACAGGTCCATCTCACTCACGGCTGTATCTCCACTGTGGGGACCGAGACCGAGCAGACCTGTCCCCCAATCCATTCGATCTCGACTCGGTCAGCATCGAGGCGCCGGAGACCCAAGAAGCTCACTCTCAGGATAGCCGAGGCATCAATAACAAGCGAGCTCGAGAGCGTGAGCTGTACAACGTCCTCGCTGATCTGAACAGCGTTGGTGATCTCCCGGGCCAGCCATCCGGCGGCCGTCTCGACCGCGATGTGCGAGCGATCTCCGGCGTGGCGGATGTAATCGTCTGAGCGGACCGAGAGCGCGGTTGTCAGCGCTCCGGTGCTCGTTACTTTGAGGTCCGCCTCGAAGGTGGGTTGCCAGAAGGCCCGATAACGCCCCGCCCGGCGGTGAAGCCACTCCCGGATGTCCCAAGCCTCCTCGAGGCCGTCTCCCATCATCCGGTGTGTGCGGAGGGGTCGATTGAAGAGCCATGAACCGCTGTAGGAGACGCGGCCGAGGTCCTCATCGAAGAGGTCGAGGCGCCCAACCATCTCCTCGGTGCTCCGGGAGCCATCGAGGAGCCCCGGCTCGGTGTAGATGTCGTTGGACAGGTACTGCGTGGGGGCGGAGACCATCAGCGCAGCGTTGTCCTCGATGGTAAAGGAGAGCTGGAGGGATGCATTGTGTCCCGTGAAGCGCCGCTCCGGGGTCCGGGAGAGGAAGCCCCGGCGGAGGGGCATGACATAGGCCTTGTCTAAGGCCACGGTGGGCTGAGTGATCGCAATAGTGTTGGCGTCGGTCACGCGGTCGATGCCGAGGACCTGCCACTTTAACGGGTCCTGCCAGAGGAGCAGGAGGCTGTAGTCCCTGAAGTCCGCATAGGGGGTTGGCACCGTGATGGACCAATCCCCGGCATCGACCGCTCCGAGGAGCTGGACGTGGGGCCAGAACGGGACGAGCCACTGCCGGGTCCGGTTGCCGTACAGCTTATTTGTCACGAGGGGCTGTAGGGAGAGGGGGACGAAGAAGCTCATGTCCAGAGACTGGCGCGGATTCACGCGCATCTGTCCTCGGTCCTCCGAGCCATCCTCCGAAAGGTTTACGTCCGTCACCCACTCGAGAGTCTCACTCATCGGAGCTCGAGGCCACAACGGGAAGAGCGCCGGGAGGTACTCGGCCTCCACATACACGTACGTGGTGTCACCGCCGGTGGTCCCCGGCTCGTCCTGACACAGGAGCGCGATCTCGTGAGTGCCGGCTCCGGCGGTCTCCTGAGGGATGATCACAAACCACTCCGGTGTGTCCGAGCGGCTCGAAGAGCCCGAAGGATTAACCGCCCCGATGTACTCTCCGTCAAAGTAGATGTAGCATGCATTCTCGATGCGACCGGAGAGGAGGACCGGGGCCTTGCCGTCGAGAACCACGTTGCGCCTAATCCAGAGCCCGGTGTCGAGTGCCCAAGCCGTCGCAATTCCCCGGTCCGTGATGAGGTCGCCGATGGTCCCGAAGGGTGCTCGGGAAGGCCCAAGCCAGCTCGCTGCCGGGACGATCTCGGCCGCCGGGTCCGCCGGGACGGTGTTGGAGGTAGTCTGGTACTGCCATTCAGCGTTGAAAGCAAAAAGCTTAGTCATCAAGCTCCTCCGCTTGCGCTGCGCAGAGCCTCGGGATTGCGACTCATGACGTTAATAATAAGCTGCTCCCCTTCTGGCGTGGCGAGGTAGTCGCCGACAATTGTGGGGTCGAGAACATTAATAATGCGCTGGTTGACCACCGGCGAAACAGGAGCTCGAGCTCCAGCATCATTCGCAGGCCCATCAATACGTGCGGGCAAAACTTGTCGAGTGGGCTTGATTGACATTTCGTTATCGTTCGAAACTTGGCCTCCATCAGCATAGCGAATGAACGGATCCCTGCCCTGATTAATGGCTTCGAGAAGTCCGAGATACCGAGAGGTGGCCCGGGCGTTCACCACGTATTCGCCATCGGATAGGCGAGCTGAAATGCTATCTGAGGTCGCAGTTCCCGGACCGCGTACAAGACCGCCATCTGCAAACTGCATTGTAACGGCGCGAATATTTGAGACAATACTGGCCGCTTGAGATGCCACAGTAGCCGCTGCGGCAAGGTTAGCCGGAAAAGGAAGAGATATCGCGTTAGCGATACCCTGCTGTATCTTGATGATGCTGTCCGCAATCGCAAAGGCCTTCGAGGCGATAAACATGCCCCTGTAGATGGCGCTCTGCTCTCCAGCGAGATCCTTGGCAATCGAGGCGAGGCTCTCGGCCGTGGACTGTGCGGCCTGAATAGCTACGCTTTGTTGTGCAATTTGCAGTTCTTGAATGCGTCTCTGAGTCTCTTCTTCAATAGCCACCCGACGAAGCGCAGCCTCTTCTTCTACGATGAGACGGGCAGCGAGAGCATCTTGGATGATGCGAAGCTTCTCGTCTTCCTGTAGCTGTATATTATCGAGCTCCGCCTGCATGGCGAAGTCTCCCCCCAGCTCCTGATCGAGGGAGTTGAGGTCCTGAGCCACTCCGGTGTTGGCAGTCGCAATCCGGGCGTCCGCTTCGGAGATGGACCCCTCCGCCTTCAGCCGGGCGATAGCCTCGAGCTGCCGGATGGTCTCCTCCCGGCGGCCGTTTAGCTGCTCATAGATGCCCCGCATCGTGTCAAGAGCCCTGTTCTCCTCGTTGAGGTCGATGATGCGCTGACGCTCGATGGGCGAGAGCTCCCGCCCGAGGTCCCGCTCCATCTTGAGGACCTCGGCTCTTACCTCATGACCGGGGAGGAGGTCAGCCAGCACCTTGTTCTCGAGCTCGAGGTCCTCGACATAGTCCCGGATGACCTTCGTATCCCGGGCGGCCTGAAGCTCGTCCAGCATGGCGTCAACAAGCGCCTTTTCGGTTACAGTCAGCTGTCTCTTCAAGTCATTTTCAAGTCGATAGATCTCCTGCGCCCGCTCGCGCTCTCGGCTAGTTGCGTCAAGCAGCGCAATTTCCTGTTCAGTGTCTCTTATCCACTCTTCAAGAACGTCTTGGCGTTCTCTCGCATTTCGGCGTTGTTTTTCAACATCGGCCTCTCCAGCCAAAGGAACCGCTATTTGTGCAGCATCGAAATTCACGCCCCCACTTACACTATCCCGAGCCGTTGCCCGTGCTCTTGCTCTCTCTAGGACAGCGGCCCAAGCATCTCCGATATAATCTGCAGAAAAGGATTCTGTAGCCGCTTCACTGAAGTCCTGTGCAAACTGCTGACCTGCGGCAGAGCTTGTCGCTCTGGGAATGCGAACATTAAAGTTGTCGAGGAGACCCGAGAGCGCAGCTCCGGCTTCATCATCAAGTATGGATAGCCCTTGAGCAATGAGCCGAAGAGGCGTCTGCCAAACGTTGAGAAGCTTCTCGGCCGCCGTCGCTCCGAAATTAACCACAGTCTTGAAGATGTTATTCATGAAACCGGGAAAATTGCTCCAGATGAGCTGGATGGTCTTACTAGCGAGCACCCACAAGCCGATATATGCGTTAATTGCCGCCTTAGCAAAATTGAGAATAGCGCTCATGACCTCTTTGAAAGAAGTCCCGAGCGCTGAAAAAAATGCGTTGACCGCGCCCACCGAGGTATCCCAAGCGGAGACAAGAAACTCAGTAGCTCCAGAGATGCTCTCCCTGATAAGGTCGAAAGTCGCAACAAACACATCCCCAAGTGTCACCACCCCATCAGCGGAGACCTTGATGTCATCCGAGAAGGTGTATAGCAGCGCGATGATCGCAGTGAGGGCAACTGCCAGAGCTCCGAACGGATTGGCGGCGATAGCGAGCGTGAATCCATTTACGGCTCCTTGGGCTCCTTTCATTGTAGTCGAAAACAGTGCCGCTGTCACCGAGGTGGCACCTAAAGCACGTTCGAGCGCGACCATAGGGCCGAGGATGTCCGAGATTATAGCGAAGGCTCTCCAAGCAGCGAAGGAAGCTCCGGTAGCAACGACGAGCGGGATGATGTTCTCGAGGTTGTTAGCTACGAAGAGGAGCGCTCCAGAGAGCGCCTCGGCCGCGCCGGAGTTAGTCAGGAACCCACCTGTGAGCGCAGTAACGTTATTGCGCAAGACCTGAAATGACTGACCAATAGTTGGAACGCTATTGGCGAAGTTGTTTTTAAGCTCGTCTTGAGCTTGGCGGAATGCTTCGATGATCGCATTGCCAGTGATCTTGCTGTCTTCAGCCAGACCCCGGAGCTGGCCTCGAGTTACCCCGAGACCCTCAGCAATGATGTCCGCTACGGTAGGCAGCTGTTCGAGGACCGAGTTAAGTTCTTCGCCCCGGAGCGCCCCCGCTCCGAGACCCTGAGACAGCTGAATAAGCGCAGCGCTCGCTTCAGCGCTGGTGGCGCCGGATAGGGCCACTGCTTGATTGAGATTTTCTTGAAACTGGAGGACCTCGTTCTGCGAGAGGCCGAGAGTCTTGGCCGCAGACGATACTCGCGCATAGACCTGAGCCGTTGTCTGGAAGGATTGGCGGGTGCTG